CGTGGTGGCAGTGCTACTACACACTTCCCGTTTTGGCATCAAGAGATTGAAGACATCCTAGTGCTAAAAAACAATAAAGGCACAGAAGACAATCGTGTACGCAAACTAGACTATTCAATTCAGCTTAACAAAACAATGTATGAAAGATTGTTATCCGGCGGAGATATTACATTATTCTCGCCACACGATGTACCAGGCTTGTATGAAGCATACTTTGGCGACCCAGAAGCATTTCAAGAACTATATGAAAAGTACGAACGTGCATACAGTATTAAGAAAAAAGTTGTGCCAGCAATGGAATTGTTTAGTGCTCTAATAAAAGAACGTGCTGAAACAGGACGTATCTACATTATGAATGTTGATCACTGCAATACACACAGTTCATTTAAGGACACAGTTTACATGAGTAACTTGTGCCAAGAAATTACACTGCCAACTAAGCCACTTACTCATATAGATGACCAAGAAGGCGAAATTGCATTGTGTATACTTAGTGCAATTAATGTAGGAACAATTAAATCAGTCGACGACTTAGAAGAACTATGTGAACTTGCAGTAAGAGCATTAGAAGAAATTATTGACTATCAAAAGTATCCTATTAAAGCAGCTGAAATTAGTACAAAAGCAAGACGTTCACTTGGCGTAGGCTATATTGGACTTGCACACTATCTTGCAAAAAACAAAGTAAACTATGCAGATCCTAAAGCATGGAAATTAGTGCATGACTTGTCGGAAGCATTCCAATACTATTTGTTGAAAGCATCAAACACACTTGCACAAGAGCGTGGTGCCTGTGAGTACTTTAACCGTACTAAATACAGCGACGGCATCCTTCCTATTGATACATATAAGACAGATGTTGATAGCATAGTGGAGAACAAGTTAAACTATGATTGGAAGACTCTTAGAAGTGACATCAAGAAACACGGACTTAGGCACTCAACTCTGTCCGCACAGATGCCATCAGAGAGCTCATCCGTTGTGTCGAACGCTACCAATGGAATCGAACCTCCTAGAGGCTACTTGTCCGTTAAGAAAAGCAAAAAAGGGCCTCTTAAGCAGATTGTTCCACAGTATAATACACTAAAGAACCACTACACTTTGTTATGGGAGATGCCAAATAACACAGGATATATAAATACAGTGGCTGTTATGCAAAAGTTCTTTGACCAAGCTATTAGTGGTAACTGGAGTTATAACCCAACGCACTATGAAAACAACGAAGTTCCTATGAGTCAAATGATTCAAGACTTGTTGACAACATATAAGATGGGGTGGAAAACTAGTTACTATCAAAACACTTATGATTATAAAACTGATCCAAGTGAAGCTGTAATTGATGAACCTGCACATAACGTAGGCTGGCATGACAACGTAAAAGAATCACCTGTTGAACGTACAGACTTTAACGGTACAGATGATGAGTATGAAGAATATTGCGACAGTTGTGCAATTTAATTGTTGACATTTATAAAGATTGATAGTATTATACTATTAGAGACAGTAAGGAAAGAGACACATGGCAAAGACAGTTTTTAACAAAGACAAAGTAGATTTCACCAAACAACCAATGTTCTTCGGAGCAGATCAAAACACACAGCGTTACGATACATTTAAGTTTCCTGTGTTCGATAAACTTAACCAAACAATGCTTGGTTATTTTTGGAGACCTGAAGAAGTAAGTCTACAAAAAGATCGTGCTGACTTTGCTAACTTCCGTCCAGAACAAAAGCATATTTTTACAAGCAATTTAAAATACCAAACACTACTCGACAGTGTCCAAGGACGTGGTCCATGCCTAGCATTCCTACCGCATGTTTCACTTCCTGAACTAGAAGGATGTATTGTTACTTGGGACTTCTTTGAAACAATCCATTCACGTAGCTACACACACATTATGAAAAATGTGTATGCTGACCCTGCTGAAGTGTTTGATACTATCTTAGATGACAAAAAAATTATTGCTCGTGCGCAAAGTGTTACCAAACACTATGATGCATTTACCGAAGCAGTTGATGCATATAATCATAGAGGCGAAGGTAGTTTAAGAGATGTCAAAAAGAAACTTTATCTTGCTATGCATACTGTAAACATTCTTGAAGGATTACGTTTTTATGTAAGTTTTGCATGTACATTTGGTTTTGGAGAGCTAAAACTTATGGAAGGATCTGCAAAGATTATTTCATTAATTGCTCGTGACGAAGCACAACACCTTGCACTTAGCACACACATTTTGAAGATTTGGTCACAAGGCAAAGACGATCCGGAAATGGCAAAGATTGCTAAAGAGTGTGAAGAAGAAGTTTACGACTTATGGCGTGAATGTGTTGCAGAGGAAAAGGATTGGGCCGACTATCTATTTAAAGACGGGTCAATGATTGGATTGAATGCAGTACTACTAAACCAATATGTCGAATACATTGCCAACCGCAGGTTAAAGGCGCTGGGGTTACAAGCAATTTTTGATCAGCCTGTAAACACTAACCCACTTCCTTGGACACAGCATTGGTTAAGTAGCTCTGGGCTACAAGTTGCCCCACAAGAGACAGAAGTAGAGTCTTATATTATTGGTGGCATCAAACAAGACGTAGACAAGGATTCACTGAAAGGATTTAGTTTATGATAACTATATGGGGTAAGCCTGCATGTCCAAGTTGCATGAAGGCCAAAGCACTATGTGAATCAAGAAAATACAAATACGAATACAAAGAACTAGGCAAAGACTTTACAAGAGAACAAGTCTTTGAGGAATTCCCAACTGCACGTACATTTCCACAAATTATAATTGGTGGACATAAAGTAGGTGGATATGAGCAGATGATAGACTACATTGAAAATACAAACTACACCGGAACAGGACACACAATATAATGTTAATTGAAGCACCCTATAAAGTAGGAGACAATGTATCTTTTAAATTAAATTCTGGTGAAGAAATAGTAGCTCGACTTGAAAGTGAAGATGCTAAATCTTATACACTTAAAAAGCCAATGGTTTTAATTGCACAACAGCAAGGATTAGGTCTAGCACCTTTTATGTTTAGTGTAAGCCCAGAAGGTAAGTTTGTACTCAACAGCACCGCAGTAAGTTGCCTAGCTAAAACTGAAGAACAAATCAGCAAACAGTATACAGAAAAGACAACTGGACTAGCGTTGTAAAGAACACGATAAATACATTCATATAAGGAATGTATTGATGACAAAACCACGCGGCGCACCATTTGATGTAAACAATATTTTTAACCGTGATTCAGTTGATGGCGGTAAGTTAGAGTATGAAAAAGCTGGAACAAGTTTAGACGGCGGCTCATTTACTACACCAAATACACAAGTTAATGATTGTGGCAATATTCCAAAAGTTGGAGAAGCCACGTATGTTCCTGATCCGAACTACGATAAAAATGGTTTGATAATAGGAGCATAATATGGCAGAACTTGGTAGCATCATCTTACGTAGAGGTACTACAGCCGAAAGGTTAGCCTTTGTTCCTTTAAAAGGCGAAATCATATATGACACTGAACTAAAACAAGTATTTGTTGGTGATGGTGAAAAGTATGGCGGCAACAATGTTTTCAACGAACAATTAGTAGTTGACGATGACAATAACCTAAAAGTAGGCAACAATCTTGCAATTATTATTGACGACACAGGTGAAGCTAAAAGTTTAAGACTTCCTGGCGGCGTTAAGAAAGACCGTCCTAATCCTGTAGAAGGTAGTTTACGATTTAACAAAGACGACAATGTCGTTGAATATGCAGACGGCAGTGAATGGTTCTTTTTAAATAAAACTGTTATCAACGGAGACGTAGTAGAATTATATGTAAGCCTTGACGGTCATGATGATAGACGTTACGGAGCGCAAAGAGGTAGAAGTTGGGGTACAGCTTTTAGAACTATCAACAGTGCAATGCGTCTTGCAGAAGATATTATAAATGCAAATCCTGAAACTGAAAACTTTGTTAACGAAGAACAACCTATAAAGACAAAGCAGATACTGGTACACGTAGCAAGTGGTATATACGAAGAACACTTGCCTATTAAGGTTCCAGAAAACACAAGTATATTTGGAGCAGGCCAAAGACGTACAACAGTAAGACCAAAGATTGGTGTACCGAGTGAATCACCTTGGGCTAAGATACGCTTTTGGAGAGAAACAGACGAATTCCCGGATGGATACTTTGGATATCACTATCTAACTGATCCACGCAGTGAATATAGTACACCACGAGATAACTTATACAATGACGTATTCTTGTGTAACAGTACAAACTGGTTTCATGATTATACAACAGACAAACACGCTAGTTTTGCCTTTGTACTAGATCCAGAAGGACAAATTTTAACCAAGTCACCTTATCCACATACAGGTGCATGTTTTCCAAAATCTAGTTACAGCACTGATCCTTATGCAGTTGGCTTCCACGGAGGTATATTTGCAGACGGATTCACAGGAAACCAAGAATTTAATATAGACTCAATAGCAGGCGATAACCTTAGTATGGTTGCTAGTGGCTTTTGGCGTAAGCCAAATATGCCTACAGCGTTTTATGCAGATGGTAATCGTTATCAAGCACAATCAGTTACAGCACCTAGCGATGCAAAAGTAAATGCAACTACTTTACTTGCGGCAAATAAAAAATTTATACAAGAAGAAACTATTGCGTATGTTAATAAAACATATTTGTTTGATTACAACAGAGATAAGTGTAAAAGAGATACACAATTTATATTAAAAGCAAGTAGTTTTGATAGTATACTTGGAACAAACTATTTTGGCAGAGTTGCAGCTCTATCTTATACAAGACCAAACAGTGCGTATGTTTTAAGCGATCAACTTGCTCCTACTATAGGAGGGTTGACATATGCTAAAGGACAAGCCAACACAGCATTATCTAGCATAACTAGTGTACAACAAGCAAACGCTAGAATATTTGATGATGTTATTGATGTTTTGAATAACGGAGCAGGTAGTGTTGATGATTTAGTTTTTCCTTCAACAGTTTATGACGATGCCAAAGATTTTGCAGGCGATATAATTGCGGCTAATAAGTCTTTTATACAAGCTGAAACAGTTGAATTTATTAGACAAGCAGTAGTAACAGGTACAGCACCTTTTACAACTGACTATGTTTATGACGAAGCAAAGTGTAACAGAGACATTGGATTTTTATTAGATGCATTAAGATTTGATTTGTTATTCGAAGGTAACACAGCAATCAAAGATATTGCAAACAGTTATTGGAATGGAATAACAAGTGTTATCCCTAATCAAATACAACAGCATGTAGCTGCATTTGGCTTTATAAGAAGTATAATAGATACTATCATGCGTAATACTGTATTCACAGTAGAACAACGTAAACAGGTAGTTGTTTCTCAAGAAACTATTGATGAAGCGACAGTTAGTGAAAGTCTTATAACAAGAGCACAATCATTAATTTTGTTAGTAGAAGAAGTTATTGAAAGTGGTACAAACTATGCACCTACCACAATAGCACCCAATTTTGCCACACTACTTACAAATACTCCTCCTGCATTTAAAGATGATCTACAAGCAAAACTTAATCTACGTGCAAGTTTTGTTAATGAATTTCCTAATATTATTACAAGTACAATAAATTTTATTGATACTACATATGCAAGTTTTGTATATGATGAAGAAACATGCCGTAGAGATGTAGGACTAATCATTGATGCAATGATACATGACTTGACATACGGCGGCGAAGCAGAAACATGCGAAGCGGCGGCAACATACTTTGAAACAGGAAGTACTGTTATCGCTGACCAAGAAGCAGAAACAGTTGATGCAATAAACAAAGCTAGAGATGTAGCAATAGCATGTGTATCTAATACTCCGGTTACTCCATTACAAAGCGCAGTCACACAAGTAACTGATAGTACCACTGGAGAAGCTGGTACAGACACAACTATCACAACACTATTTGGCATTATAACTAATCTTATTACAAATTATGTTGCTATTAAAGAAGCACATGATCTTATTATGTCTAACATTGGTTGGATACAAGATGAAACAATAGCATTTGTTAACACAACTTATCCAGCGTTTGTCTACAACGAAGCATTGTGTAAAAGAGATACAGGATTTATTGTTGCGGCGATTGCAAATGACTTATTTGGAGGATCACGACGTAGTGTTGAAGCAGGTAGAAGTTATTATAGGGGAGTAAGTGCATTAGGAGATCCTAGTGTTGCAATT